AGGTGATATTGTAGTGCCTGAAACTTTGACCACTGACATAATCACACAACAAGATTTAACTGTTGATTTCTATAACATAACAAGTATAACTAATAACAAATTTGGCAATAATCCACATATTCATTTAGGAGGCAAATAAAATGCCTGTTAAAATAAACCATACAAGCGAAATAAAGGCACGTTTAGGGCTTGAACCTAATGGGAGAGTACAAAGATACTTCCAGAATGCCTGCTATCGTTATATGGACAAATATGTGCCACGTAGAGATGGTAATTTAAGGAAGAATGTTGACTTAACTGATCCTAATTACATTATTTATAAAAGTCCTTATGCACATTATATGTATGAAGGTAAAACAATGGTTGATGCCGAAACAGGAAGTGCTTGGGCAAGAAAAGGTACACGTAAAGTCTATGATGGTGGCAATATTCAATATCATTATGGTGGAACAGGTGACCATTGGGATGAAAGAATGAAAAGTGCTGAAATGAATGATTTGGTAAAAGAAGTTCAAGATTTCATAGGAGGTAAATAATGGATTATAGAATAGTCAAATTAAGAACTTATTTAATGGAAGTTTTAGAAACTCTTACTAATAAGAAAAATCCTATTAATGCTGATATGTTATCTAATGATCCAGATTATTATTCACTAGACAAAATACCAACTTCGAGTGTAGTTACAAAATGGATTACAGGAGATGAAATACACAAAGATGTTTATTCATTTAGAAGTCGAAAAAATTATTCACAAGACACATTGAATAATTTAAAAAATATAGGGTTCTTTGAAGAATTTGAAAGTTTAATAAAATCTAATAACAAAGAAGGCATATTGCCTGAAATAGAAGGAATAGAAAGTATAGAGTGTTTGAATTGTGGAACTTTAAATTATGCAGATACAAATACTGCAGAGTTTGATATTCAAATACAAATTACATACAGATATGAAGAAAGAGAGGAGGTAAGTCTATGAAAATAATAGCACAAAAAGACTTTTCAACAAATCTAGGTGACTATGTTGAAGGTGATGAAATCAAAGGATTAACTTATGAACAAATTGTAAAATTAAATGAAAAAGGATTTATCAAACCTCTTTCATTTAAAGATTTAGTTCTTATTAAAAGAGAATTAAACAATAAAAAAAATGAATTATAGGAGGAAATAAACTATGGCATTAATACCAAGTAATATTGAAAAAATTAAAAGAAGTCAGTATCAAAAGTTTTTAGATATAACACCTAGTTCAACAGCTAGTTGGAAAGTTATAGGTATTGGTGTAAATGAAGCAAGTGTTGAATTTAATCCAAATGTTGAAACAGAACAATGGATTATTGAAGATAGTGCAAGAAATGACCATACAGGTAACCAAAAACAACTAAGTGTTACACAAAGATGTTACAAGAACGATCCAGAATTTGAATTTATAAATGCAGGTCGCGACAAATTAAATTATGTATCACACGTACTTGAAATTGATACTTGGAATGGAAGTAATGGAAGTTATCCTGCTAAAAAGAGTGACTGTTTAATTACTATTGAATCATATAGTGGTGAAGAAATTGAATATACAATTTACTTTAATGGTGACCCAGAAGAAGGAACAGCTTCTATAAGTGATGGAACTCCAACATTTATTGCAACTACAAGTTTATAATAATAAAACCTTTAAAGGGTTAGGGGAATACCCTAATCCTTTTATTTTATGATTATAGTTCAAATACATTAAAAATAAAGCCAATAGAAAAATTAAAAAAGTTAAAAAAATATATTTTAAATTCTAATATTAATGAAGATATAAAAAAAGAAATGTTAAATATAATTAAGTTTTAGAGAAAGAGAGGAGATTATAACATAATGGATAATGTTATAAAGTTAAACAAAGATAATATACTAAGATTAAGAATAGAAACAAGTGAAGGACAAGACACAGGAGAAGTATTGGAGTTTGATTTAGAAGATATTGAATTGCCTTTAAGGTATCAAGAATTAATTGAGAAAGATAAAAAAAACAAAGAAAATATAAGAAATCAAATGATAATCATTGACAAAAGACAAGATGTAAAAGGCAAGAAATTACTAAGTAAAAATGAAGAAGATAAAGCTAAAGCATTAAAAGACTTTTTTAATAAAGAAGTAGAAATATACAATATGTTTTTAGGTAATAATGGAGTACAAAAACTTTTAAATGGAAGAAAGTTAGGTTGGACTACATTACAAGAAATAGATGAGATTATAGAAAAACAAATTACACCATATATTGATACAACTATTGAAAGTATTACAAAAAAAGTAAAAGAAAAATATTCTGAAGCAGTAAAGAAAAATAAAGACCAAATTGAAGTGGTAGAATGAGTTGCATAAAAAAAATACAAATAGATAACACAATTTATGAAGCAAATACTGATTTTAGAATTGCTATTAGATGTAATGAAATAGCACAAGATAATACAATAGGCGACTTTGAACGTAGTTTAGCTATCATTTACACAATGTTTGATGAGAAAGGATTAAATAATCCAGACCACTATGAAAAGTTGCTAAATTGGGTATTAAAATACCTTTCGTGTGGTAAAGAAATAAAAGATACAAAAGAAGAACCTGATATGGACTATGTTGAAGATATGGAATACATTGAAGCAAGTTTCATGAGTGATTATCAGATAGATTTAGAAAATACAGAAATGGACTGGCAAAAGTTTAATAAGTTGATTAATGGTTTATCGAATAGTGAATTAGGTAATTGTTGTGTATTAAATCGTGTGAGGAATTTACGAAACTATGATGTCAAAGATATTAAAGACGTAAACGAAAGAAATAAAATTATTAAAGCAAAAGAACAAGTAGCATTGAAAAAATATAAGAAAGATAAAGAAGTAAAATTAACAGATAAACAACAAAAGAGTGTTGATGAATTTTACAAAGCACTTGGCTTTTAGAAAGGAGATGATTTTATGGATGGAAAAGTTGTAATTGATGTTGAATTAGGAACAAAGTCTTTTGAAAAACAAATAGAAAGAACTGAATTAGAATTACAAAAAATGCAAAAACAATATGAGTTTCTTACTAAAATAAATGAAAGACGTGCTAATTCACAAGAAAAAACTTATTCTTTAACTACTGATGAATATAAAATGTTACAAAAATTAAGTTTAACAATGGATGATGTTGGTAGTAAGAATACTTATACCAAATTAGAACAAGATATTGAAAGAACAAATAATAAGTTAATAGAATTAAATAAAAAACAAGATGAATTAAATGAAAAAGATAATTCTGGTATAACAAATTCATTAAAAGGTATTGGCAACTCAATGGAAGGTGTAATAAAAAAAGTGGCAAAATGGGGACTTGCAGTATTTGGTGTTCGTTCTGCTTATATGTTTATAAGACAAGCAATGAGTACATTGTCACAATATGATGATAAATTAGCAACTGACATACAATACATTAGATATGTATTAGCAAGTACATTAAAACCAATAATAGAAACAATAATTAACCTAGTGTATAAGTTATTAGCATACATTGGTTACATAGCAAAAGCTTGGTTTGGTGTAAATATATTTGCTAATGCAAGTGCAAAAGCATTTCAAAAAGTAAACAAAGGTGTCAAAGACACAAATAAGTCGGCACAAAAACTACAAAAAACACTTGCTGGATTTGATGAAATGAATATTTTACAAGAAAACGGTTCAGTAGGAACTGGTGGAGGTGGTGGTGGACTTACCACACCGTCAATGGATTTAGGAAATTTAGATCAAATTGAAATACCTGGATGGGTAAAATGGATAGCTGATAATAAAGACACTATAATAACTGCATTAAAACAAATTGCTTCGTTACTTCTTATTGCCTTTTCTGTAAAGAATATATTGGAGTTTACTAACGGAATAACTAACTTGAAAACTTTACTAGATGGTTTAGGTAAATTGTTAGGTGGTATGAGTGGTTTACAAATATTTGGAATAATAATGGGACTTGCTATAACTATATGGGGTATTATAGAAACAATACAAGCATTAACAAGTGAAAATGTTCATTTAGAAGAAGTATTAAGTTCAGTATCTGATGCAATTATTGGTATAGGATTAATAACTGCTTCATTTACACCATGGGGTTGGGTTACAGTTGGAATAGGATTATTAGGAAATTTGATATCAGCTTTTATTGATACAAGAACTGACGCTGAAAAATTAGAAGAAGCAAATAAGAATTTAGAAGAAGCACAACGAGGTGTAAATGATGCATACGAAGAATACGTAAATGCTAGTAAACAACATCTAAATGCATTTAAAAATGCAGAAAAAGCAGAAAAGAAGTTAAAAGAAATTAGTGAAAAATTAGGAATATCTACTGATGAATTAGAACGTAAAGGATATTATTTATATAATACAATAAGGGACGGTTCTATTAAAATAAGTGATTTATCTGATGAAGATAGAGAATTGTATGAAGCATTTTTGGATCATTTAGATGCACAAGCAAGATTACAAACATCAACAGATAAATTGACATTATCTGAAGAAAAATTATCGGACGCACAAAAAAATGAAATTAAAATGCAATTAGATCAGCAAAAGGTATTAGCAGATTCATCAGAAAAGTATGAAGAATATAGAGATGCTGTTATTGAAGCTTATGAACAAGGTGCAATAAGTGGTGAAGAAGCAACAGGAAGAATTTCAGAAGCACTTGCTGAAACAGATAAAGAAAGTAAACAATTATTTGTTGATGGAATACCTGGATATATGCAAGATATGATGACAACTTGGGAAAAAAGTATGGGTGGACTTGGAACACAATGGAGATCTACAACAGATGATATAAAAATATACACAGATTCTTTGGCTAGTAAGTTTAATAGTAGATTTGGAACTGACATACCTAAAAGTGTTGGAAAGTCAATAGATAAAATAAGAACTTTAACGAACTTATTAAGTAAATTGCCATTTGGAAAATCTTTTGCAATAAAGATAAATTCAGCACTAGGTGGTATTGGAAATGCAAAAGGGGCTATATATTATCCACCAAAATTAGCAGTAGGAGGAATAATTAATCAACCAGGTCGTGGAGTACCACTTGCTATGGGTGGTGAAAGAGGTGCAGAAGGTGTAATACCTTTAACTGACAGTCAACAAATGCAAAGATTAGGAGAAGCAATAGGAAAATATATAACTGTAAATGCTAATATAGTAAATACTATGAATGGTAGAGTTATAAGTAGAGAATTAAAGCAAATAGAAAATGATGAGAATTTTGCTTTTAATGGAGGTTAATTATGTTTATAAGTAAAGATAGTTTATATATTAAAAAAAGTGGTGGTAGTTATGTTAATTTAGGAACGTATTTGACACAAGTAGAATATGGATACAATAAATTATGGGGTAGTGATACGGGAAGGTCACTTTCAGGAAAAACAACAGGAACTTTTTTAGGTATAGTACCAAAATTAAAACTTAATTTTCGTAGATTAAATAGAACTGAGTTAGAAACACTTTCACCTATTTTAAACA